GTTCAAAAAAGTAAAAATTTCGTAACTTTTTGTGCATAATGTGCACACATCCCTCGGACAGTGGCCTATCTGTCTGCTTCATTGGAGTTATCCATGCTTGAGTTTGTTGAAAGATTGCACAAGACCATCCGAGACCTTGAGCGTGAGACGCAAGAGATCGTGGTGGCCGGAAAAGTGCGAGATATGGAGCAGTACAAGTTCCTGATGGGCCGTCTTGAGGGGTACCGATTTGTGAGAGAGGGAATCAATAACCTTCTTCGCAATAACCCCGACTTACAAGAGGACCAACCATGACTGAACTGACCCCATTGGAGAAAAAGTGGGCGGAGGAACAGGCCGCTGCAGAGCTCGCTGCTGCAGAGAAGGCCAAAGCCGACGCCATTGCCACTGAAGAGGCTCGCGAAGAGCATCAACAGCAGGTGTCTGACCTTAAAGCACATTTGCCCAAAGCCACAGGCTGGCGCGTGATTGTGTTGCCGTACCGTGGTGCACGCAAGACCAAGGGCGGTATCGAACTAGCCGATCAAACCCTCGAACGCCAACAGCTCACGACCACGTGCGCGTACGTTTTGGCTGTGGGTGACCTCGCGTACCAAGACAAGGACAAGTTCCCTACAGGTCCATGGTGCAAAGAGGGCGATTGGATCATCTTTGGCCGTTACGCGGGTGCGCGGATGGCCATCGACGGCGGCGAGATTCGCATCTTGAACGATGACGAAATCTTGGCGACGATTAAAGACCCCGAAGACATCCTGCACATGTAAGAGGTAAGCAATGGCAAATGAACTAACAAACGATCAGTTGGAATTCAACCTTGGGGAAAACGAAGTGGCAACGGATGTTGCTGTCGAAGAAACCAAGAGTGAAGACCAATCTACCGCTGCGGCATCCCAGTCGACAGAGGAAAGCAACTCCCACCGTGATGAATTAAATTCCATCAACGAAGGCGTACAGAAGCGCATTTCGAAGCTCACCGCTCGTATGCGCGAAGCCGAGCGCCGTGAGCAGGCAGCCATCGAGTTCGCTCGTGGCCTGCAGACGAAGACGCAAACGCTCCAGCAACAGTTGGTGCAAACCGACTACAGCCGCTTGAACGAAGCAAAGGCCCGCCTTGATACACAGCAACTCCAGTTGCGCCAGATCATCAAGAAGGCCCGCGAAGAAAACGACATTGACACCGAGACAGAAGCGCAAGAACGCCTTGCCACTTTGTCTATGGAGCAGCGTCAGGTGGCCGGTTGGTTGCAGGAGCAGGACCCTCAGCGTCAAGCTGCCCGCCAGCAACAATACGAACCCCCAGCGCAACAACAGCCCCGCCAGCAACAGGCAGCACCTAGCCCTAAGGCAGATGCATGGGCAGCACGCAACTCTTGGTTTGGCCAAGATCGCTTGTTGACGTATGGTGCTTGGGGCATCCATCAAACGCTTGTCGAAGAAGAGGGTGTTGACCCGAACTCCGACGAGTACTATACTGAATTGGACCGTCGACTTCGTGAAGAGTTTCCAAAACACTTCAAGGATGAAACGACCTCTAACAGACAACAGCGTTCCGCGCCTGCTGTTGCACCTGCTACCCGTAGTTCGGGACTAAATAGTGCGCGCCGAACTGTCCGGTTATCGCCGAGTCAGGTTGCTATTGCAAAAAAACTGGGTGTTCCTCTCGAGGAATATGCCAAGTACGTAAAGGAGTAAAACATGAGCAAAGACATCACTATCGACCGTGCAACCCGTAGTACGACCACTCGTGCTAAGGATGAACGCCGCAAGCCATGGGCACCCCCTTCACGTCTTGACGCACCACCTGCCCCTGAAGGTTTTGAGCATCGTTGGATTCGTGCAGAAGTCAACGGCCATCAAGACAAACAGAACGTGTATTCCAAATTGCGCGAAGGCTATGAACTCGTGCGCTTGGAAGAGTTGCCTGAGGAATCTCAGGGAATGCTGCCTACACTGGATGACGGAAAGCACGCTGGCGTGGTTTCAGTTGGCGGACTCATGCTTGCACGAATCCCCAAAGAGACCCTGAAAGAACGTGCAGAGTATTTCCGACGCAAGGCTCAGGATCAGTTGACTGCTGTGGACAACGAGATGATGCGTGAGAACGCTCACTCTTCAATGCGAATTCAATCTCCAGAAAGAACTTCGCGCACAACTTTCCGTCAACCGCAAGGTTGATAATCCCAATCTCTTAGGAGCTACAAATGGCAAATACAAACAAGCCTTTTGGCCTGCGTCCAATGGGTAACTTGTCTGCTACTGGTGCACAGAAGCAGTACGGTTACCAAATCGCAGACAACCAATCCGGCGCAATCTACCAAGGCGACTTGGTTGTCGTCTATGACGGCTACATCATCAAGTATGACGCATCCACTCACACTGCCCCAACCGGCGTGTTCAACGGTTGCCAATACGACGATCCCACCCGTGCTAACAAGCCCACATGGAAGAACTACTACCCCGGTAGCATCAACATCACCACAGGCATCATCGCTTGTGAAGTGTTGGATGACCCAAGTCAGTTGTTCATCGTGCAGGCTGATGGTGACGTTGCAATTGCCAACATTGGCAAGAACGCTGATCCAACAGCTTCCACTACTGGCAGCACTACTTCTGGCGTGTCTGCAGGCTCTTTGAGCTCTGCTTCCATCGCTAAGACTCAAGCGCTGACTTTCAAAATCGTCGGTTTGTACGAAGCACCGGGCAATGCCTTCGGTAACTACGCACAAGTCGTTGTCAAACTCAATCAACACCAATACGGTAGCGTCGGTGTTGCAGCTGACGGAGCATAATCATGGCTATTACACGTTCACAACTTGTTAAAGAGCTGGAACCCGGCCTGAACGCTTTGTTCGGCTTGGAGTACAAGCGTTACGAAAACGAGCACGAAGAAATCTTCGCAATCGAGACTTCTGACCGCGCATTCGAAGAAGAAGTTATGTTGACTGGCTTCAGCACCGCTCCAGTGAAAACTGAAGGCGCTGGCGTGTCATATGACAACGCAATCGAATCGTACACTGCTCGTTACACACACGAAACCATCGCTATGGCGTTCGCTTTGACAGAAGAAGCCGTTGAGGACAACCTCTACGACCGTCTGTCTGGCCGTTACACCAAGGCTTTGGCTCGTTCGATGGCTAACACCAAGCAGGTCAAAGGCGCTTCTGTGTTGAACAACGCTTTCACTGGCGGTTCATACGCTGGCGGCGACGGCGTGGCTTTGTGCTCTGACGCTCACCCCACAGCTTTGGGCCCTAACTTCAGCAACACTCCAGCTATCCCTGCTGACTTGAACGAGACTTCTCTCGAGCAAGGCATCATCGACGTTGCAGCGTTCACTGACGAACGTGGCTTGCGCGTGGCATTGACCGTCCGTAAGATGATTGTTCCTAAGGAACTTCAATTTACGGCAGAGCGTTTGATGAAGTCCACATTGCGTACCAGCACTGCTGATAACGATGTGAACGCCATCAAGTCTATGGGCTTGGTCCCAGAAGGCTACGCTGTCAACCACTTCTTGACAGACACCAACGCATGGTTCTTGATCACTGATGCGCCTAACGGCCTGAAGATGTTCGAGCGTTCACCAATCAAGACTGCCTTCGAAGGCGACTTTGACACTGGTAACGTGCGCTACAAGGCCCGTGAGCGTTACAGCTTCGGCTGGTCTGACCCACGTGGTATCTACGGTTCTCCCGGCGCGTAAGCAACGGAAACCAAAAAAGGGGCCTTCGGGCCCCTTTTCTTTTTCTGTGGATGGTGTATATTCAAGCCATCTAGGAATTTTCCGAGCGTCAGACTGGCCTAGCAGACGACATGCAGACGGACGCTCACCAACTCGCATGTGAGGAATTATCATGGCACGCACAAGTTTTACAGGCCCAGTTTATTCAGCCAACGGCTTTCTTTCTGGCTCTGCAACCTCCCCTCTCGCAGTCACTACCGCAGGCAACATCGACGCTGCCTACGCGACTACTTCTGCCACTGCTGGCGACACACGTTTAAGCTACCAAAAGCTGACTTTCACTTCGACTGGCTCGGGTGAAACTCTCCGTGCTTTCTCTGTTGTTACCGGCACCAGCGCAGCTACTGCTGGCACGATCAACGGCGCACACATCTCTCTGGAAGTCAACGGCTCTTCTGCCAGCATCTCCGGCGCGGCTAACGCAATCCGCGCTACTTTGGGCGGCACAGACACTACTCCCGGCGGCACTTTGGCTGTGTTGCAGTTGGACACCAACTACACCGCTAACGTCTCTTTGCCTGCTACAGCCGCGTTTATCCGCGTGTCTGACAGCGGTACAAACACTGGCGAAATCCCATTGTTTGCAAACATCGAAACCTCACCTGCTGCCACGATTGCTCCTACAGCGTCTTCGGTGACTACTGTGTCTAAAGCGATCAAGGTGATGATCGGTGGTACTGTGTACTACGTTCCTGCATACGCCACATTCGCCTAATGCAGATCACCAAAGAATTCTTGGCCGCTGAAATTGGTGACCTTGAGCAGGAGATGAACAAGGCGCAAGCCTTTTTGATCAAAGCTCAGGGCACCGTCGAGGCGTACAAGATGCTGATCAACCGCTTAGACGCACCAGAACCGGAGCAAGAAAATGGCACAGATACTTCTCAGTAACGCCACCACCACGGGTGCAGGCACTGCGTGGCATCCACGCGATGTCCCCGCGACCAACACATACAACTTCCACAGCTTTCAGGCTTCTGGAAACACCTCAGCGTCTACTGGGGCGGCAACAGTTTTGATTCAGGTCAGCAATGATGGGGTCAATTACCTTACGCTGGGCACAATCACACTCACGTTGGGGACTTCCGCAACCTCGGATGGCTTTGCGGTCATCAACACATGGGAATACTACCGAGCTAACCTAACTGCCATTTCAGGCACGGGTGCGACGGTTTCCGTGTACATGAAGGGCTGATCATGACGGTCGTAGTCAACAATCCAGTTGCCGGGTACCGTGCCATGAACTATGGCATGTTCCAGCACAACCAGACGCTTACAAACGGCGGCGCAACCACGGCAAACTTGTTCCTTTTGGACACAACAGACTTTGCACTTGGTATGTCTATTGTTGATGGCTCTAAGGTAACGATTGCAACTGGCGGCGTGTACAACCTCCAGTTTTCTGCGCAGTTTGCACGCACAGGCGGCGGTGCCGGGTTTTCCACGGCAGAGGTTTGGCTGTCCAAAAACGGCACCAATGTTGCAGAAACCAACGGGCAGGTGAACATCCCACAAAGCGGTGGTAAGACCATCGCGTCTTGGAACTACTTGATCCAAGTCGCCTCCGGTGATTATTTTCAGCTGTATTGGTCTAGCACTGATACGGGCTTGGAAGTCTTGTACGCTGGTGCTGGGACAAACCCAACTCGCCCCGTCACCCCTTCGATCATCGTAACGGTGACACAGGTAGCTTAATTTTTAAAGGAGTCCATCATGGGACGTGCAACAAAAATGGAAGATGACCAGTATCAAGGCGAGCGCCAACCCGGCTGCCAACGTCAGGATATGGGCAAAGGTGGTCCTAAGCAGACACCACGCAAGAACTACCAAGCCCCAAGTGGCTCAGTGGCTCCTCGCGGTGTAGGCCAAGCCCGCAACAAACAGTGCAAGATGTACTGATATGGCTAAATCTCCGGCTTGGCAGCGCAAAGAGGGCAAGAGCCCTTCTGGCGGCTTAAATGCCAAAGGCAGAGCTTCATACAACCGCGCAAATCCGAAAAAACCGGGTTTGAAGGCCCCTCAACCAGAGGGTGGAGCACGCAAGGACAGTTTCTGTGCCCGCATGGAGGGCATGAAAAAGAAGCTGACCAGCGCGAAAACTGCCAAGGACCCGGATAGCCGTATCAACAAAAGCCTGCGAAAGTGGAAGTGCTAACATGGAAATGTGGGTATGGAACGCTGCGCTATCGATCATCCTAGCCCTTGTGGGCTGGGCTGCTCGTACAAAAGACAAGCAAATCGATGACCTCGATGACGAAGTCAAGCGCCTTCAGGTCCTACTCAATCGCACTCGTGAAGAGGTGGCGAAAGAGTATGTGACCAAGATGGAAGTCCATACCGACATCAACCGTGTTTTAGACCGCTTGGAGCGGCTGGATGCCAAACTAGACAGGCTGATGGAAGCAAAAATGGCAGCTTGATGCCAATAACTCAGGAAAGGCGGTGACGCTATGAAAAATTGTTACGCAAAAGGCGGCATGGCCAAAAAGAGCCCTGCAAAAACCGGCGTAGTGTCTGGCATGGGTCAATCCCAAGGCAAGACCCTCAGCATGCCCGTGAAGACCACTGTGCCCGGTGACACCGTGCAAGTTCGCGGTGTGGGCGCTGCTCGCTCACGT